ATTATGCCTGTACAAACTCGAATCGAACAGTTCGTTTTTGTACAGACACACCCACTACCTAGGCTTTACGTAATGCCAGTGCTACTTGCTTGTAATAACCCAGTCCTGCTGGCGGTTGCTTACCTGTTTGCTTATGCCAAGTAATAGATTCCACCAGCATTTGCTTGAACTGATCTAGATCTACCTGATGTGTTGCTAATTCTGCAGCTATTGCTTTATCTTGCTCATTTGCTAAGCGCTCGACTCCGCAGATTGCTTGCGCTGTGCGAGAGAACTCTCGACTATAGTCTTCTCCCTTATACACCTTCCGCACTTCCTCAACCTCCTGCTGTTGTATTTTGCTCTGCTGCTTTGGCTTTGCCATTGGAATGTCCTTTAAGAATGCGCCTATCGGCTGTGGTTGATGATTACGAAATGTCATTACTGGATCCTCTTGGTTGTACTGCTCTACTTCTAAATCTATGCCGTTACCTGCTATTGAAACTGCATCCTGTGCGCTGATCTTGGGATCGTAGATGATCCTGTAAGTAATACCTTTGATGCCAACTTTGTAACCCGATACCTTCTCGATGTACCCACAATCTCTGAGCTTGCCAAGCATTCTCTGTATAGCCTGTGGTGTTACCTTGAACTCCTCACCAATCCTTTTCTGAGTCACCCAAGTGATTCCAGCTCTGTTAGCAAATGATGACATCATGGCAAGTACAGTCCGATTCCTGTCAGTAATACGCTTATCTGTCAGCGCTCGTAGTGGCATGATTGCGTACTGTGTCTTCCTCGGTGGTGTCTTCCTCTTCTTCAGAGTTGGAGCTGGTGGTATCTTGAACTGCGTCATTGGAGGCTGTTTAGCTGTGTCTGCAAATGTTTAATGTCTTCCAGCATTCTTAGGCATTCCATCTTCCACTCATCAGCCATTGATACTGGCTCTTTTAGCCTGATCACAAGCATTGTCAACGTCTCTGTACACAGATTGCCATGCGTCATATACTCAGCGTATAGCTTCCAAAGTAAGTCTCTGTCAGTCATAATTCCTGCCCCATATCTTCTGCTGCTTTGTTTAGGTTTGTTAGTGCTTCGCTTCTACCCCTTGCTCGGATAACATCAGCTATCTCATCACCTTCCGCTGCTCGTCTAAACCCTTGATCTGCAATATATGCACACTCCTCACGCTCTGCTGCTGCGCCAGCGTCTTTGCCGTAGTTCCAACCCATCTCTATTAAAAGTAATTCATCACTGGTGTACGCTTGTTTCCTTGGCTCACCGTCCTCAAGCCACAGCCCAGCAGCCCATTCTTTAAAAGTTTTGTAGATCATTTCTGCCCCCTTGCTTTCATCATGTGGTCAGCCATAACATATGCTTCTTCTGCTGTATCAATCATGATTCCAGTTGGTAATTTTCCTGAAGCAATCATTGCGTGCATAGCCTTCGCTGCAAAGTAATCACGTAAGTCCATGCCCTGATTAAGTAAGTGATAATCTAAATTTGGAAATGCTTTCATTTCTTCTCCCTATATCGTTTAACCATTTCATCCCTCATTACCTTCCTTGTTGGATAACCTCTTTCCTTCTCAACCATGTCTAAGTACGTCAACTTGGTTATTTTTGGCTTTCTAGCTTTATCTGGCAGCCTCATTGCATACCGTAGTTCACATTCTGCTCTCCACTCCTCAGAATATGTGCAGACTTCCCTGCCATTTAATGTGACCACACCCATTGCCTGATGCGCTCTACCGCACAATGGACATGGACTAGGCTGTGCCTGATTCATACTCATAACCCTCACAATATCCAATAGACTCACAATCCCATAGCTTGCACCACAGTCCTTCAGCATGAGCTACCGAGTGTTGGCAAGTCTGGCAACCCTTCTGGTATTGCACTCCTTGCAATTCCACCTCCGATTTAATCCTCTGTTGAACAGGATCCATTCTCCTCCCTCCGGCTTTTTCCTTTGCCTACAGCTGCTACACAGCCTGTCTTCAATAAAACCTTCTACTTTTTTACCAGCTGCCATACATTGACACCTCTCCCATTACCGCTAGTCCTAGCTTGCTTAGTCGATACCAGCTGACCTCTATTCTCCATGCGCTTACACAGCCTAAACAGTGACTCCATGCTGATCTGCTCATGCAATAGCAAGATCTCCTCGTGCAACTCTGGTGTAGACAGGCTGCCAGCTTCACGCAGTACATGAGCCACGATTAGATCAAAGTTGGATGTCCTTGGCTTACCTACCTTGGTTGGTGTGTCACCACCTATGCCAATATTGATGACCATCTTGCCAGCAACCCTGATGATCGGTGGATTAACACCCATCAGCTGGTCAACCAGATACTTCCATGTCATTCCAGTGCATCTCGTAGCATCGGGATAAAATCGTCTAGCTTCAGGCAAATCCTCCAAGGCTGCCCGTTCCTCCTGTATGCCAGTATTGGTATTTCTCCAGACTTGCTGCATGATTCCACCTGTTCGCTCCATTTGTCCACCTGTAGTCTCTCTTGTCGTTTAACTTCGATGCGGAACTTCTGAATAGTTATGTCATCAGCTCCATCCCTTGCCTGACCTAGATTGCGCTTAACCTCGAAACCTAGATTATCTTTCAGGATCCCAGCCAGCTCACGCTCACCAGCCGCACCCTTATTGCGTTTACCTCTTCCATTCATGCAGCCCCCAGCATCTTGTTTAGCCTGTCAGTCGTGCTGTTATAGCGCTGCTGCAAGCTTTCCAGTAACAGCTGGTCAATGATTGATGCCCTAGATCTGCGCTGCTCACCAGCTGCACGATCCAACAATGCTCTAGTTTCAGGACGTAGCCTAATTAGCAACGTATTGTACTTATTTTCCATCTTACCTCCCTTTTGTATTGCGCCAAGATATCACAACTGACCTGCGGAACCATGTATTTAGTTAAATTATTTTGAAATAAGTTGTTGCATATCGCTGCGATATCGCATACATTAACGGAACTGGCACTACAAACCAGTCAATCTACCGAGAAACAGGAGATCTAAAATGAATAAATATGTAGCTTACTTTCGTGTATCAACCACCAAGCAAGGTCAATCAGGCTTGGGTCTAGAGGCTCAACAAGACGCAGTCAAGCAGTACGCTGACAGCATCATCCACTCATTCACCGAGATCGAATCAGGCAAGAACGATAGCCGCATCCAGTTGGCAGCAGCTATTGAGTTATGCCGTACATCTGGCGCATCTTTGCTGATCGCCAAGCTTGATCGTTTAAGTCGTGATGCAGCATTCTTAATGACTATCCGTAAGTCTGGTGTAGATATCGTGGCAGCTGATATGCCTAACTGCTCTACCTTGGAGTTCGGTATCAAGGCAGTGTTTGCACAGTACGAGCGTGAAGAGATCAGCAAACGCACCAAAGTAGCTCTGGCAGCAGCCAAGGCTCGTGGTGTAAAGCTTGGCACTAAGTCACCACAGATTAGCTCCGCAGCTGGTGTAGCAGCTCTGCAAGCTAATGCAGATCAGTTCGCACAGAAAGTATTGCCAATCATTCGTGACTTAAAAGCAGCTGGTTATACAAGCTTGCGCCAGATTGCAGCAGCATTGACAGAGCGCCAAGTTCAGACAGTTCGTGGCAGCACCAACTGGTCAGCATCACAAGTATCCAACATCATTGCAAGGGAGGCAGCATGAGCAAAGCAGATATAGACTTTTTATTTGATTCTATTCTTGCAGATACAGATGCACTAGAAGATGCAAAGATGACGTTAGAAGTCATTAAGAAAACAAGTCCCGATATTTACGATGAAATTATTGATAGCTCAATTGTTTTAATTGATAAAGCATTAAATAATTCTGTCATGGGTGTTATAGCAAGAATTCTTGGTGACGAAAATTGGTATATAACTAATAAGGAGAGCAAATAATGGATCACAAAGACATAATGGATAACGTAATTATCGCAATCGGCATTGCAGTATTAGTTGCAGCTGTAGCGGGGTGGCTATGAGATCGGCATGGGATATACCTTCTGGCAAGCAGTTAAAGCTAGATATCATGCGCCACCATGAGGAAACCAAGGCTGAGTATTTAGCAGCTGCAAGATCCTTTGCCATTGACTACAGCAGATTGCATGGTAGCGTCAGCATTAATGAAGTAAGGGAGGCTGTGCCTGTGCCGGATGACATACATCCTAGTGTACTTGGCGCTGTCTTTCGTGGTCATCAGTGGCAGCCTGATGGTTACACAGTAGCAAAGCATTCGAGCGCTCATGCTCGTACAATCCGCACCTATAAATACTTGGGAGACATAATATGGTGATGAGTATTATTGAAAGATTTAACAAGTTTGTACAACCAATACCATTTAGTGGCTGTTGGATCTGGATGGGTAGCATTCATCCAGAGGGGTATGGCAGGTTTGGAATTGGCAATATTACTTTAGGGGCGCATAGAGTTTCATATCGTTTACATCGTGGCGAAATAGGAAATATGTCTGTTTGCCATAGTTGTGATGTGCCATCGTGCGTAAATCCAGATCATTTATTTCTTGGTACTAATCTAGATAATATAAAAGATAAACAAGATAAAGGAAGAGCAGCAAAAAAATTAACTAAGCAATCTGCATTTGCAATGCGTGATGAATTAAAAAACGGAGCCACATTAAATTCAATGGCTAAAAAATATAATGTTAGTCGTGCAATGGTTGTACGAATCAAACATAACAAAAACTGGATAGGAGAATAACTATGGTTGGAAAAGTAACACCCGATACAATCCTGTCAGCCAGCCGTTTGCCAGCTGTCATGGGTATGAGTAAGTACCGCAGCCCTAACGATGAATTACAAGTTAGTCTAGGGGCAATTAATGGGAAAACTCCACCTAATATTTCTAATGAAGCTATGGATTGGGGCAACCAGTTGGAGCCAATGATCTTGGCTGAAACTGCAAAGAGACTGGAGTTATCCGATCTCCAGCTAATTCATGAGAAGCCATATTTCCATGAGTCCATACCTTTGTGCTGTTCGCTCGATGGTCTAGCTGATGGACGTAGCCAGCTGATCAAGCATGATCCTGATAACGGTATTTTTGTTATGGGAGCGCCAAGCATTGTGCTGGACGGACTCGGAGTGCTGGAGGCAAAGCTAACAGGCAACGCACCAGAGACTGAGCCACCATTGTGGCGAGGAGCAATCCAGCTACAGGCTCAAATGGATATCATGCAAGCTAAGTGGGGCGCTGTAGCTACACTGTACCAAGGCACTAAGCTACACATATTCTTATTCACTCCACACCAAGGCACACTAGATCGCATTAAGGAGGTAGCACTAGACTTCCAGAATCGGCTGGAGATCTACAAGAATGAGCATAGGATCGAGGCATTCCCTGCACAGAATAGCAAGGACGCTGATCGTATGTATTCAGTAGCAAGCTCAGATTCTGAGCCTGTAGAGCTGGATGATGCAGCTGCTGAGTATGCAAAGCTTATCCTTGAATGCAAGGCTGAGATTGAGGCACGCACTGAATTAATAAACCAATGCGAAACTCAGTTAAAAGAATTGCTACAGGATAAACCTTTAGGTATCGCTGGCAAGTACAAGGTCAGCTGGCCTATGCGTAACTACAAAGCCCAGCCTGAGAAAATTACACCAGCGAAAGAGGCATACTCAGTGCGTCAATCTACATTAACCATTAAGGAATTGTCGTGAATATAAATGATGGCACGTTAATCAAAGCCAGACTAGAGGCAGCCAAGGCAGTTCAGGCAGCAATAGATTATCCACTGGAAGACAGATCTCTGTTGGCAGTGGACGCTATTGTGGCTGCAACTCTCGCAACCATTCAAGCATACATGGGAGGTCATGATGTCAGAGATCAGTAAGTTTTCAGAGCTACGCAAAATCGATGTGTCTGGAATTGTAGAAAAAAAAATGGGGCTGTCGTATCTGTCTTGGGCATGGGCAGTAGATACATTGTTAAAACATGATCCGACTGCGACATGGGAATACAAAGAGCCAGTACGGTGGAATGATACTGTGATGGTTTTCTGTACAGTCAAAGCTTTTAATGTGGAGCGTACAGCACAGCTTCCAGTGATGGATCACAGGAATAAGGCAGTGCCTAATCCTGATGCGTTTCAGGTCAACACAGCAATGCAACGCTGTCTAGCCAAGGCAATTGCTCTGCATGGTATTGGCCTGTACATTTACGCTGGTGAGGACGTACCAAAGGATCAGGAATCAGCTAATCCATTGGATGCTATTAAACCTGTAGCGCCAGCTGAGACTGTGCCTGTGGTTAAACCAGAGAGCAATCCTGAATGGACATGGCATCTCATGTATCCAAACAAGGCAGAGCCAGCTGCAAGCTATATGACTTCTGATGAATGGGAGGATATGTATAATCAGACAGCCATGAAGACAGCTAAGTCTGGTAGCTACACACACCGAGAGCGCATGACTAAACTGCGTGAACTCAAAGAGGCTAACCAAGATACTCTAGATAAGCTTGATCCTGTACGTAAGCTTTGGCATAGTAAACAATATGCAGAGAGACTGAAGAGTCTTGGCGCTGCTATGCCGCCATCTCAGAAAGAGACTGAGACAGCAGCAGAGTAAACCACAGGCACAGGATTATGCGTATGGTCTTGTGCCTGTCTTATCTATGATTAACTTCTGACCACGAGGTTTAGCATCAGCTGTATTAGGAATAGACACATGAGTCCACCTGTCAAACTCTCGTATGACCTGATCAAATGGAAGACCAGCTGCGATGATCGCTTTCACAACTTCATCAGGAGACATTTGCGGGACTCGGATATCAGCCGCACAGCCCAGCCTGTGCTGACTCCGATCCGAACTTTTTATGGCATCATTTACCT